CTTTCCCTTTCTAACCCACGAAATACCTCAATCCCCCACGATCAGACTGGATCGATTTGAACAACTTTGAAAAAGAATTGATCGAAGGAGTTAAGCCTCAATCAGAATTAGGAGGTGTACAAACTCCCCGAATTCACTCTCCTTTGAATGATTTGCCGTCTAAAGGTCATGAAATGATTGAGTTCGCTAAGGAGATCGGCATACCGCTTATGCCTTGGCAAGAGTTTGTGGCTATTCATGGTCATAAGGTCAAGGAGGATGGCCGGTGGCACTCTCAATTAAATAATTTGCTTTTGGCTAGGCAAAACGGAAAGAGCACATTTATGCTTTTGCGTATCCTGACCGGCATGTATGTCTGGGGCGAAAATCTGCAACTATCATCAGCGCACCGACTTACAACCTCATTGGAAACTTTTAGGCAGATGGTTGGGATTATTGAGAATAATGACAAACTAGCGTCTGAAGTAAAAAAGATTAGATGGCAACATGGTGCTGAGGAAATGGAACTTAAAGGCGGTAGGCGATTTGTTGTAAAGGCTGCAAACAATGCAAGCCGAGGAATTTCTGCTCCATCCACGATACATCTTGATGAGTTGCGTGAATACAAAGATGAGGATGCTTGGTCATCAATGCGATACACAATGATGGCATCTAAAAATCCACAGGTATGGACTTATTCAAACGCTGGAGATCAACATTCAGTTATCCTTAATAAACTTAGGGAGCGTGGATTAGCAGCCTCCACAAACCCCTCCGACACGATAGGTTGGTTTGAGTGGAGTGCTGAACCTGATGCACCAATACTCCTTCCGTCTGGTGATATAAACTGGCCGGCATTTGCTCAAGCCAACCCATCGCTTAGTATCACAATGCACCCAGATAACCTTCGAGCCGTAATTAATGATCCTCCAGATATTGTGCGAACTGAAGTTTTATGTCAATGGGTCGATACAATCAATTCAGCAATCGATGCACAAAAATGGGCTTTATGTCAGGTCGAGCCGATACCTTTAGATCCGGAAGCACCTACATGGCTTGGATTAGATTTATCTCCAGATCGAAAATTTGCGGCATTAGTTGCTACCCAGAAACTTTTTGGAGAAAGATTTAATTTAGTTTTGTTACATACTTGGTCAAATGATTATTCAATTAATGATTTAGCAGTTGCAAATGATATTGCTCCTTATGTTAGAAAATACAATGTTCAGACTGTCGCTTATTCTAAAAGGACTGCACAAGCCGTCGCAAGTCGGTTAGTACCTGCTGGAATTCCCATTACAGATATGGATGGGGCGATATACGCTGAAAGTTGTGATCGATGGCTGGGCGCAATAAATTCACATCGATTACAGCATGGTGGGCAAGATGAACTTACCCAACAAACTCTTTCCGCTGCGAAACTGCCCTATGGGGATGGGTCATGGATCATCGGGAGAAGGGCTAGCAGGGTGGCGGTTTGTGCAGCCGTCGCCAGTAGTCTTGCAACCTATTTTGCGACACAACCAGAAACGGAGATTGATATTCAAGTCGGGTAATTTGTATTTATGGTATATTATATGCTAATGGGATTATTCGATCGATTTAACGCTAGATCAAATCAACCAAATTTGCAAGTTGATGTTGCTGCTGCATTATCTCCATATAACGCACAACAATTAGTTGGCGGAATTTTATTTGGAACAACTACTGCAACTAGAGAACAATTTATGGCGATACCAGCCGGAGCAAGAGCAAGAAATATAATTTGTTCAACTGTGGGATCTTTACCGCTTGAGCAATACAATCATTTTACAAATGAACACATAAGACCAAACCGAGTAATTATGCAACCAGATCCAAGAGTTGCAGGTTCAGCAATATACGCATGGATTGCTGAGGATTTATTACTTTATGGCGTTGCTTATGGAATGATCATGGATGCTTATGCTTCAACCGATGCTTCAAGAATTCGTGCATGGACAAGAATTGCACCAAACAGAGTATTTGCTTCATTAAATGGTAACTCAACTGAGATTGAGTATTACACAGTTGATGGCAAGCGAGTGCCACCATTCGGACTTGGATCTTTAATTGTATTTAATGGTTTAGATGAAGGAATATTAAATCGAGCAGGTCGCACAATTAAAGCAGCAGCAGAATTAGAAAAAGCAGCAGAGATGTACGCAAAAGAGCCAATGCCACAAATGGTTTTGAAATCAAATGGCACAAACTTAACACCTGAGCGAATTACAAAACTTTTGGAATCTTGGAGAACATCAAGATCAACAAGATCAACTGCTTTCTTAAACGCTGATGTTGAATTGCAAGCATTAGGTTTCGATCCTGCTAAATTACAATTAAATGAGGCCAGACAGTACTTGGCTTTGGAAATTAGCAGAGCAAGCGGTATTCCGGCCAGTTTCATATCTGCCGAAACTACTTCAATGACTTATTCAAACATGACTGCTGAAAGAAAAGCACTTATTGACTTTTCACTTCGACCAGTCTTAACTGCAATTGAACAAAGATTATCTCAAGCCGATTTCTGCCCTAACGGAATTGAAACTCGATTTGACATTGATGATTTCTTGCGTGGATCTGCTTTAGAGCGTGCGCAAGTTTATGAAATCCTAAACCGCATTGGCGCAATGAGCGTTGAGCAAATCCAAGAGGAGGAGGATCTAATTCGATGAAAATTAGTTTCCCAATAGAAATAACCGCTGCCGATACAAACAAGCGAACTATCTCAGGCAAGATCGTAACTTGGGATGAGCAAGGTTCAACCAGCGCAGGATTAACTGTATTTGAGAAAGACAGTATTGATTTTTCAAAGCCTGTCAAATTATTACTTGAGCACCAAACAACTAAGCCTTTAGGCAAGTTAATTGACATTACTGCCACAGATACAGGCTTGGAAGCAACTTTTCGTTTGGCTAAGACTTTTCGTGCAGATGATGCGCTTGAGGAAGCAGCCACAGGCTTAAGAGATGGTTTTAGTGTCGGCGTAAAAATTAATGAATGGAAAAATGAGGAAGGCGTGCTAAGAATCAAATCAAGCACACTTCAAGAAGTTTCACTCGTAACAGATCCAGCAATCGACAGCGCAAGGGTCGCTGAAGTTGCAGCAAGTGAAACCACAGAGAATTCCGAAGCAACCGCTGAGGAAACAACAACAAAGGAGAACAAAGTGTCAGAAATTACTTCTGAGGCTCCTATCGCAACCGAAGCGGTAGAAGCGACACAGGCTCCAGTTGTAACAGCAAACTACATGGCATACACAAAGCCAAGAGTTGATACAAATGTTACAGCAGGGCAATATGCGTCAGCACAAATTCGTGCAATTCAAGGCGACACCGATGCTCGTGATCTATTAGCAGCATTGGCAATTGGAACAGTTTCAGAAAACACAGGTATGGTTCCGCCAAACTATTTGCGTGATGTTATCGGAGTTATCGATTCATCTCGTCCGTTCATTGATAGCATCGAGCGTGCACCGCTTCCTGCTTCTGGGCTTAAAATTTTCACTCCTGTATTAGGTGCTCAGGCGATTATGGGATTAACTGCTGAAGGTGCTGAATATGCTTCACAAGACACAGCAGTAACTTTCCAAGAGGATAATATCGTCAAGTTCGCCGGCGCAAATGTTATCAATCAAGAAGTTCTTGATAGATCGGATCCAAGTTTCCTAGATTTGCTTATCCGTGAGTTGGCTGCTTCATACGCACAAAAGACTGATGCTTATGCAGCAAAAATTGCAGCAGACGGCGCAGATTCCTCAACAGGCTCAACACTTTACAAGTCTATTGCAGATGGAATTGCTGATTCTTACAATGTAATGAGAATGACACCTAGCAAATTGTTAGTTGCACCTTCAGGTGGTTATGTGAATATCGATTTTGCTAACATTCTTGGCGCAGTTGATGGATCACAGCGACCACTATTTGCAGCAGCAGCACCACAAAATGCTGCCGGTCTAGTAACTCAAGGTTCAACAAATGGAACAGTTGCAGGACTTGATCTAGTTGTAGATCCTAACTACACAGGTAACACAGGCAATGCAAAGGTTGCTTTGGTTTATCCTTCACAAGCAATGCGATTCCATGAATCTGGAACTTTTGAGATTCGTGCCAATATTGTTGCAAACGGCCGTGTTGAAATTGGTTTGTATGGTTATGTTGCAGTAGTTAATCGCTACCCAACAGCATTCCGCAAACTAGACATAGCGTAATTTAACTGAGTGCCTAGGGTTGCTCCCGATCCTAGGCATCCATTAAGGGAGTAAGGAGATGACATGCCAAGCATAATTACAGCCACCGAGTTGAGATCTATCCTTGGCGTGTCGTCTGCTTTATACAACGATACTTATCTTGATGGCATCATAGATACAAGTGAAGGCATAATCCTTCCAATGTTAGTTACATTCAAAAGCCCAATCGAAAAAGTGTCGCTGACAGATAATGTCGCCACTTTTACTACACTAGGAATTCATGAATTTACCCAAGGACAATCAGTTGTCATCGCAGGATGCGGAAGTCCATATAACGGAACAAGAGTTGTGCTGGCAGACAATCTTGGACAATATACCTTTTCAGCATCGATCACTAATGCCGATTTACTCGAAGTTAATGTCATCCCATCCGGAACTGCTACCCTTTCTGGCGCATCAACTTATGTTGGAGTCCAGCCTGTTCGATCAGCAGTCTTTGCCGTTTCAGTCGAAGTTTTTCAATCAAGAATTGCAGCCGGAGGACAAATAGAGGGTGTAGATTTTAGCGCAACGCCATTCCGTCTTGGCCGAAGTTTATTCAATAGATGCGTTGGTTTATTAGGTGCTTACATAGATGTTGAAAGCATGGCTCAATAAATGCCCGCATCAACAATTCTTTCATCAGTTCGCACACCATTAGCAACCGCTTTAAGCAGCGTTACTGGTAGCGTTTATAGTTATGTTCCAGAATCCGTTTATCCACCTGCAGTCGTTTTCGTGCCTTCATCGCCGTATCTTGAAATTGAAACAATTGGCAAGTCATCTGTTAGATGTAAAGTCAATATGACAATCACAGCCATAGTTGCTTACAATAGCAACCCAGCATCGTTGGACAATATGGAGCAATTAGTAATGAGTATTCTGGCAGTTATCCCATCGGGGTATGTTGTCGGAGCAGTTGAGCAGCCAACAGTTCAACAAATTGGAGCATCAACAATGTTGATCTCTGATATAAATGTATCAACCTACTACACACAGACAAACTAAGGAGCAAGATGCCTACGACAGTTATTACCGGTCGAGATATTACCTTCACCATTGGCGGTAATAATTTCGATGCTCAAGTTACAACCGCAACTTTAGAGTGCGAAAGAAATCGTGTTCGCTACGAAACTTTGGATGGAGCATCATTTAAGGTTATCGATGACAATTGGACATTCAACATCAGCATGCTTGCTGATTGGGGTGCTACCGGATCACTTTGTGAGATCCTTTGGGGAGTTGCTGAGAGCGCACCAAACACAGGTATCTCAACAGTATTTACAGCAGCAACAGGTGCAGCATTTACTTTCCAAATTCTGCCTAACTTCCCTTCAGCCGGAGGAACAGCACCAGATGCACAAACTCTTGATTTGAGTTTCCAAGTTATTGGAACACCAACAGAATCATTTAGTTAATAAGAAATCGGGAGCAAAATGAAACTAAATATAACAATTGAATACAACTCAGGCGAGCAAGCCACTTATGTAGCCCAACCGCCTGAGTGGGCAAAATGGGAAAAGCAGACAGGACACACCATTGGTCAAGCATCCGAGAAGTTGGGCGTTTGGGATCTTATGTTTCTTGCTTATCATGCACATAAGCGAGAACTTGGTGCAGCCAAACCCATCAAGCCAATGGATATTTGGATGGAAACTGTTGCCGATGTAATAGTCGGTGATGCAGACCCAAAAGCCACCCAGCAGGAAGCCTAAGTAGATTATTGGTTGAGTTGGCAATAGCCACACAAATACCAATGAGCGAATGGGTTGAAGCAGAGGACATTTTAACAGCGATCGAGATATTGGAGAAACGGAATGGCAACTAGCACCGAACCTCTAATAGTCTATGACAAGAGAGAATTAATGTCATTCGCTAAAGTAATTAGAAACATGAGCGACATCGCAGTCCAAGAAACCAAACGCAGAGTTGGCGAATTGGCTGAAAAAGAATTATCTGAAATTCGCAGAATTGCTGCATCTAGAGGCAAGGTTGCTGATCGCATTGCGCAAGGCGGTAAAGTTAAAAAGTCATCATTGCTTGGTGAAGTGTCTTTTGGTTTTGCTTCACAAAGATTTTCTGGTGGAGCAACAACTCAATTTAATACTCGAAATGATACAAAAGGCAATCGCCTTGGTATTGGTGCAGCACATGAGTTTGGTTCAAAGAATTATCCGCAATTTCCAAGATGGTCAGGGCCAATGCCTAAAGGTTCAGGATCGAGAGGATATTTTATTTATCCAACTATTAGATATTTGCAACCAACAATAATTAAGGAATTTGAACAAATCATTTTGGACATAAGAAAAGAGTTTGCTGATGGCAGGTAATAGCAGAACCTTAACCCTTGCACTTGCAGCCGATATTGATGGTCTTAAAAAAGGCTTGGATGATGCCAACAAGGTAGTAGATAATTCTGCAACTCAAATTGCTGAGTTTGGCAAAAAGGCGGCATTAGCCTTTGCAGCGGTTGGAGCAGCAGCAACAGCATTTGCCGTTTCAGCCGTTAAGGCAGCAGCAGAGGATGAAAAAAGTCGTAAATTATTAGAGCAGACAATTCGTTCAAATACAAAAGCGACTGAGGAACAAATTGCATCAATTGACAAATACATCACTAAACAATCAATTGCGACCGCAACCACAGATGATGTTTTAAGACCAGCCCTAAGCCGTTTAGTTAGATCAACTAAAGATGTTACTGAGGCTCAAAAACTATTAGATCTTGCTCAAAATATAAGCCTTTCTACTGGTAAGCCTTTAGAAGCCATCGCCAATGCTTTAGGTAGGGCATATGATGGAAATGTAACTGCTTTAGGCAAATTAGGCATACAAACAAAACAAAACATAACAGTAACTAAGGATAATACTGCTGCCGTAGATGCTGCTGAAAAAGCCCAATTAAACTATGACTTGGCATTAAAAAAGTATGGTGCGACTGCTGATGTAACTCAAAAGGCAGCGTTAGCCTTATCTCAGGCTCAAGATAAAATTGGACAAAGCACATCAAGCACCAAATCAGTAGTAAAAGATTTCGACACAATTGTTGGTGATTTACAAAAAACATTTGGTGGATTTGTTGAGAATGAGGCAACAAATGCCGAGTTCAAATTTAGACAATTAACCATTGCTTTAGATGAAACGAAAGAGCAAATTGGTGTTGCACTATTGCCGATTGTTAAAGAATTTGCCGATTATTTATTGGCAACAGTTGTTCCAAATGTTCAAGCCTTGGCTGCCGGATTAACAGGCGATAGCAGCGTAACAGCAGGAATCAACGATGCAACAAAAGGTGCTTATGCCTTTGGGCAACAATTAAGATCAACGATAGAGTTTGTCATAAGCATAAAAGATGAATTATTAATACTTGGTGGCATCATTGCAACTGTATTCGTAGCCAATAAGATAATTGCATTTGTAGCAGCAATTCAAACATTGATTACAGCGATGGTCGCCTTAAGAACAGCAGCAACCGCTGCAAGCGTGGCGACTGCTTTTGCAACCGGTGGAGGATCTATCGCTGCTGGTGCAGTTGCTTTGGCTGCTGCCGGAATTGCGACCGGAGTTGTAAGTAGTGCGGTTTCTGGAAATAAAGCAGCAAATACAGCCTCAACTGCTACCGCTGCTCAACTCGCTGCTGGCGCAGCGAGGGCTGGAACCACAGTCAATAACATTACAGTTCAATCAGTAGATGCAGAAGGATCTGCCAGAGCAGTTGCTAAAGTATTAAATGACAGCGCATCAAGATCAACCCCACAACTTTACAATTCAGGAATCACTAGGGCTAGATAATGACAGTTTGGACACCTGATTGGAAATTATCGGTTGCCGGTGTTGATTACGAAAACATCACTATTGCCGATATTGCCCATCAAGCAGGTCGAGATGATATTTACACTCAACCAAATCCATCCTATTTACAGGTTGAAGTTGTAGCACTTTCTGGCCAAACTTTACCATTTGAAATCAATGATGGTTTAACTTTGCAGGTAAAAAATAGTGCTGGAACTTTTGTTAGTTTATTTGGTGGAAACATAACCGATGTAACTGTTGAGGTAAGAAATACCGGATCGGTTTCTAATGTAATAAGTTACACGCTTTTAGCAATGGGCAGTTTGGTCAAACTTGCCAAAGAAATTTATACAGATAATTTATCGCAAGATATTGATGGAGATCAAATTTATACTTTACTTTCATCATCATTATTAAATACTTGGAATGAAGTACCGGCAGCAGAAACTTGGTCAGGCTATTCAGCAACAGAAACTTGGGCAAATGCTCAAAACATTGGTTTGGGTGAAATTGATGCAGGTCTTTACACAATGTCAAGCAGGTCGGCCAATCCTGACACTATTTACAATATCGCTTCACAAATTGCTGATTCAGCACTTGGATACATGTATGAGGATAATCAAGGAAATATTGGATATGCAGATGCCGATCATCGCCAAACATACCTTTTGGCAAATGGCTACACCGAACTTTCAGCAAACACAGCCTTGGGTTCAGGTTTAAGAACTTTAACAAAATCAGCCGATATTCGTAATGATATTTATATCAATTATGGAAATAATTTTAATAATGAGGCAACCGCCACAGATACCGCTTCAATTGCCCTGTATGGTTACAAGGGCGAAACTATCAATTCAGCAATTCACAATGGAACTGATGCTCAAGAAATTGCCGATAGATACATCAGTTTAAGAGCCTATCCTTATGCAACTTTTGATAGCATCACCTTTCCAATAACCAATTCAGAGATTGATAATAGCGATCGAGATGCCCTGTTAGGTATATTTATGGGTCAGCCGATTCATGTTACAGATTTGCCAACCCAGATCAATAATGGCGCATTTGAAGGCTATGTTGAGGGGTGGCGATGGAGCACTCGATTCAATGAGTTGTTTTTAACAATCAATTTGTCGCCAATCAATTTCAGTCAGGTGGCAATGCGTTGGAATACTGTTCCGGTTACCGAGGCATGGAACACAATTGGCAACACTTTAACATGGGAATACGCTACAATCGTAGCCTGATAATAGGAGAAAAATGGCAACTACTACAAACTATGGCTGGACAACGCCGGATGATACGGCATTGGTCAAGGATGGTGCATCAGCGATTAGAACACTTGGTTCATCTGTTGATACAACCACAAAAAATTTAAATCCAGAAACTACTCTTGGAGATATTTCCTATCGATCCTCAACTGCAAATGTAAATACAAGACTACCTTTAGGAACTGCTGGTCAAGTATTAAAAGTAAATTCCGGCGCAACTGCTCCAGAGTGGGCAACAGACGCATCAGGTATGACCAACCCAATGACTACAACAGGCGACACTATTTATTCATCAAGTGGTTCAACACCTGCAAGATTAGCAATTGGCACAGCAAACCAACAATTGCGTGTCAACGCTGGGGCAACTGCGCCTGAGTGGTTTACTCCCGCTGCCGCTGCAAGTGGTATGACTTTAATTCAACGCTCAACTTTTACAAATGTTTCAGGAACAGGAACAACATTTGATGGCGTTTTTACCAGCACCTATAAATCATATCAAGTTATGATTGAACGAATTGGTGTGCCAGTTTCTCCTGCTAGTCAAATAAGAATGGTTTTGCGAAATAGTGCTGCCGATTCATCAACAAATTATGATGGTAATAGTAATTATGGAGCGCATAATTCAAACACACTTACAGGTGAATATTCAGCAAATCAAAGTTTTTTTATGCTTTCGCAGGGTGTTGGCGGAGATACTGACAGCACTATGTCATGCGGTCAATTATTTTTTAATAAGGTTGGAACTGGTTCAAGTGTAAAACCTATTTGGACAGGATTATTTTATTCAATTTATTCACAGAAAAATCATTTTTTAGGTTGCACAACAACATCCGCAATAAACGCAGATGGTTTTAGATTATACTCAACTGGCGGAAATGTTTCGGGAACAATAGCGATTTATGGATTGGCGGTTTAATATGAAAAATAAACAAGAAATAATTAAATCCTTGAAATTGCAATTTCCAACATTGCGAATTGGTGATGATGATAAGGGTTATACTGAATTATCGGTTGAGGAATACGAAGCAACTATCGCAGAATGGGCAGACGCAAAATTGGAATTGGAAATTAAAAAATCCGAAGCCCAAGCAAAGGCTCAGGCTAAGGCTAAGTTACTTGAGCGTTTAGGTATTACTGAGGATGAAGCAAAACTGCTCCTTGCGTAATGAAGCCTTTTTTATCTAAAGCAGCCGTTCAACTTAGGGAACAAATTGATGATTCCTTCCCAGAGCGTTTGCGTAAATCTGATGGGTGGATTGGTGATGCTAGACATAGCACACGAAAGAGTGATCACAACCCCGATGCCACAGCAGGAAATGTTGTCAGAGCAATTGATATTGACAGTCGGCTTTCTGACGACAAAGGGCTTTCAGCATATTTGGCAGATCAAATTCGATCATACGGGAAAACCAATGGTCGCATCAGTTATGTAATTCATCAGTCAAAAATTGCATCACCTATACTTGGATGGCGTTGGCGTAAATATAAGGGCAATCCTCATAATCATCACATACATGTAAGTTTCAAGAAAGATCAAGATAAGAATTCAGATTTCTTTCATATCCCACTACTAGGAGGCAACGCATGAAACTATCTAACAAACACAAGGCTGCAATCAAGTCATATATGAGAGCGGTTGCTGCTTCAGGAATTACTGTTGCACTCGCTATCGTGGCAGACATTCATCCAGCCTACGCAACCCTGCTTGGAGCGGTTGTTGCACCTATTGCTAAAGCACTTGATCCAAAGTCCGGCAAAGAGGCTGATTATGGAATTAATGCGAAATGACAGCCAACGAATGGGTTGGTATAGCCGTTGGCGTATCCGCCGTATGTACAAGTTTATTGCTGGGTCTGCGCTGGGTTATTAAATCCTATTTGCAAGAATTGAAACCTAATTCTGGAAGCAGTATCAAGGATCAAATTACAAGACTTGAACAGCGTGTCGATGATCTGTTTGTCTTAATCAGTAAGCGATAATTTTTGTTATGGCGAACACTCGAAAACCTATCAAACGCAAAAAAATCAATCGTCGTGTCGTTCGCCAAACTCCTGAGCCATTAAGCAAAATAGATCAGCATTACATGGCTTTGCACGAATGTTACAAAGCAGCCAGAAAAGCAGGATTCACACCTGAGCATGCTTTTTGGTTGATGACCGAACATAAGACTTTCCCTGATTGGATTGTGGGCGATGGTGGGATAATCCCATCCATAGATCCAACTGACGATGAGGATGACGATTAAAGCCAACCGAAGGTACTTGATCACGCCTGACCTCCAAATTCCACTACATCACCCAAAAGCAGTATCTAATTTAATTAAAATGAGCAAGCACGAAAAGTTTGATTTTGTACTAAATGTTGGTGATGAACTTGATATGACTTCCCAAAGCCGTTGGGTAAAGGGAACTAAAACTGAATTTACAGAAACATTAGATCAAGAGCGAACAATTGCCCAAGACATTCTTTTTGACCTAGGCACGACTGACATTATTAGATCAAACCATACCGATCGATTATTCACCACATTACTCAAAGGCGCACCATCCCTCCTAGGATTGCCTGAGTTAGTGTTTGAAAAGTTTATGGCGTACTCAGATCTTGGCATCAGATTCCATAAGCGAGCGTATGAGTTTGAGCGTGGTTTTTTCTTGGCTCATGGTGATGAAGGGGTTA